GTCTTAGCGCATGGCTTAGGAGCCGGCGAGGAAGGCTTTGTATGCCTTGAATGCCGGTGTGCGAGTGTTGTCTACCCACACGATTCCGAGCCAGTCTTCACGGTCGGCTTGAGTGTCGTCCGCGGTGTTGTACAGCTCGAACAAGCTGTGACGGTTGCCGTGGCTGACGTGGTAGTCAGCGACCAGCGGCAGACGCTTGGCTCGCTCGTCTTCGGTCAGTCGCACCGCTCCGGAGGCGCCGGCCTTGGGGGCGGTAGACCAGCCGTATTCGGTACAGGCGAACGGGCTGTCAGGATCGTTGAGCACCTTGCGCAGCTGAGTTTCGGTGTTGCCGTAGAACGCTGCGACCTCTTCCTTGGTGTCGGTGTCTCGCGGATACTGGTGATAGGCGATGATGTCGTAGTCGTCGATTGTCTGACCAGCAGCCTTGACCGCTGCCATTGCTTCCCAGGTGGCTGAAGGCTGACCTGACCACGGCGCACAGGTGGCAACAAGCACGCCTAACTTCTTGCCCAGCGCTGCCAGCTTCTTCTGGTGATTGGCAGTTTGCTTGGCCCAGTCGGATGGGAGAACGCCGCCGCCCCGCACGCTGTTCGGCTCGTTCCAGCCGTAGATGGAGTCGATGGCTGCTACTCCGAGGGTGGTCAGCTTCTTCTCGATGCCGGTCCACTGAGCGTCGGTGACGAAGACGCGCGGCTCGCCGATGGTCAGGAGGCACTTGATTCCGTGCTGCTCGTAGGCAGTCTTGTAGAAGCCCATGGCTTCGTCTGACGTGCCGGGACCACACTGGCCGCGGATCAGCTTGATGCCGAGAGCATCGAGGTGACCGAACACCTTGGGGAAGTCCACGTAGAGTGGAAAGTCCTTGCGGTGCGGGAAGGTCTGGATGGCTGACAACTTCAGCCGCTTCTTCGACACGGTACTTCCACCTTCGAGACGGGCCACTTCGGCTTCCAGAGAAGCAATCGTGGCGGCGTCGGTTGCATCGTCGGCCTGGGCTGTCTTGAGATCAGCCTGTGCCTTGGCCAGCTTCGCATTCTGCGCTACATCTTCTGCGTCTTCGGCAGCGCGTTCGGCGGCAAGCGCCTTGTTGGTTTCGTCCTGTGTGCTCATACTGTTCCTCCCAGGGATGCGATCTTGAGTTTCAGGGCTGCGATCTTGGCGTCATCTGCAACGTCTTGCGCCTGGGCGTCGGCAAGATCCTTCTGCGCCTTGGCCAGCTCGGCGTTCTGTTGGACGTCTTCGGCGTCCTCAGCAGAACGTTCTGAGGAGAGAGCTGCATCTGTCTCTGAACGATCTGGATTGGTAGGATCAGTGGTCATTGCTGTCCAATCTTCATTCGAAGGGGTTGCCAGATTCGAGAAGCCGAATCGGGTCAGGGTGTGGACTCATGACTCCCATAGGGGAAGTAAGGTCCAAGAAGAAGGTGGGATCGCTAGATTTCAGGTTCCTCCCGAGGGGTAGACGTAAGAGATTCCCCAAGTCTTTGCCATCGAGTGACGACTGCTTGGGGAAAGCTTCGACTGAGAAGCTGGGGTAACCAGACACCGGGTCTTGATTGCGGTGCTGGAAGAAGACCTTGCCGCGGAGTGGCTCGAACTGATCGAGAGTATCGATAGCAAGGAGAGCACCTTCGTGAACTTGGAGAGCAGGTGCGTCTCCCATAAATCCGTAGACGTGGACGCCTTTACTGCCAGAGTAGGCAGCAGCGCAAGGCAGTTCCATATCTTTCATGATGACTCTGCAGAACATGGTGGCCAGCATCTTCATTTGATACTTGTACCACTCACGAGCGCCAAGGGCTTTGCGATCCAGCCACAGCTCTCGTGGATAGCCTTCGTGAACAATCGGCTCGCACTCGGGACCGTTTTCGACCCAGTAGCCTTGCTTTTCCAGGTCGATATCGAGGGCGAACACTCTGGCACGATCATTCTTGTCGATCAGATAGTGACCGTAGGTTGCTTCACCGGATATATGAGCGCTCAGATGGCTCATCTTGAAGCCTAAGCCGTGTTGCGATTTGTCTCGCAATTCCCGATCAGGTGACCATGCGCCGGATGAGAATTGTACGGCTTTGACGTCGCGTCTCTGGATGAATCTCTTGGCGATAAGAGCTGGAAGGTCTGAGTCCACGATCGTCCTTAGTGCAGTAAGTCGATTTGCGATGTGTGTTTGATCTACACCCTAGCGTGACAGCGGGTGGCCGGTCAAGGACTCTGGTAGACAATTTTGTGACGATAGTGTAGCATCTTCAGTTAGTCGCGAGCCTCGGTCAGTTGTCCGTCCAGTGCTCATGCGGTGTGTTAGCAGATGCCCCGGCAGTGCAGGTCGGGGCATCTGCGCTTTCCAGGTGCTTGCGTTCCCCTATCGGGTGCGCCTATGCTTTGAATGTGGGGTTAGGATACTTGAGTCTGTCTGAGATCGAGTGGCCGAACGACGCCAACTGCGTCAAGATGAACGTGGATATGTTCCCAAGAAGGGCGGAAGAACAGAAATACATGGCTAGGGGAGTATGCTTTTCATGCCGAGTTCGTCGAGACTGTTTAGTCGAAGCACTGAACCGTGAGGAAGAATTCGGAGTGTGGGGCGGAATGACCGAGCGAGAGAGGCGAAAGCTTCTCAAGCGCAATCCGAACATCACAGATTGGAATAAGGTGTTTCTTGGTGAGCGAAGCGTGGCTGCGTAACCCTTTCAACTATGCGAGAGAGGTGGCCGAGGTCGGCCACCTCAATCTTGCGTGGGATCGCGGACTGCTCGTCAAGAAGACTATCGATCCTGTAAAGCACGCAAAGCTCTTCTTTGGCGAGCACGGAGACTGGCGCCTACTCTTGGTTGGAGAGCAGGGCACAGCTGAGCTTGATTCGGAACACGACTTTGAACACCCGAAGGCTGTTTATCCGACCTGGAAGTATGGGGAGTCTTTTGAGCTGCTTGAAGAGATGATCCAGTTTCCGCTAGGAGAGGATCGTGAAGCTTGTGAAGCAGACGTGCCCCCTGACGAACGACCAGTGTACGGGCAAGACCACAGAGTCTTGCTTACGGAGTTGCCGCCGGGACAGCTTGCGTCTTCTAAAGCTTTTCTCCGACGGGTCGCGGAACTCCAGGAGGACTACCCTGATTGCAAGCTTCACCTTCACGGAACATACTCCTGGCGTATCGCGTTTGGCCTTGGCTTTGCGTCGGCAGATGTTGACCCGCGAATCGACGCTTCGAAGGGAAAGGTAGTCCTCCCGACAGGTAAGATCATTGCCTGGGAGCGGGCTATTGGTTCGCTCCAATGGGTAAATCTGTTGGGGACGAGTGTGACTGATCTGAAGGTGGCTCGGAATCGCTGCATGTTCAACATCAGGTCTGCAGTCTGGGCTTCCAAACACTTCCAAGAAAACGTAAGGTTCAAGTCACGCGGCAATGAGCCAGTCGATCACAGTGCTCCGATGGCGATTACCCCGGTTGGCCGGAGTATCCATTCTGGTAACGGCAAGCTGCAGCCCGGTGACAAGATCATCTGTAATTCCTGTTCGCTCGCACAGGGCTGCAAGTACTACCGAGAAGGAGCTGTTTGTTCCGTGCCTGGTACAGATTCTTCTGCCCTTGCGAAAGCATTTCAGTCTCGTGACTCCGACCGCATCATCGATGGGCTGGGCAGTCTAATGGCGGTCGGAGTCACGCGCACAGAACGAGCACTCGTCAACGAAGAGGAGTATGACGAGATCGATCCTGAAGTTACGAAGATGCTGGGTCAGCTCTTCGCGCAGGGTGAGAAGCTGGCGAAGCTGGTTAACCCGGCTCTCCGTGGTGGGACTCGAGTCCAGGTCAACGTCGGCGCAAACGGAGCCGCCATCACGAACGGAACTCCCAACCAGCTCATGGCTTCCATTGTGGCTTCGTTCGAGTCGCGGGGTATCGACCGTCGAGACATTACTCCTCAGATGATCCAAGATGAACTTGCCGCCAGGGCACACGAGCCTGAGCAGATCACCGCTTCGGGTGCTACTGTTCCTGGTACTGTGGTGCCGTAGTGAACTTTGACCCGAAGGCCATCCAGGCCGAACTGGAGTGGCTTCAAGCTAATCCTGCATTCCAGGAGAAGCCGGCCAGTATTGTTGAGTTCCTTGGCCCTGGTTATCTGAACATCGAAAGAGGTGTCAGGCCAGGGATTAAGTCTGAGCTCCTAACCATCTTCGGACAGACAGTCAATGCTGAGCGCATTGCGCGTTACCGCTGGGCGATGTTCACAGGCGCTATCGGTATCGGTAAGACGACCATGGCTTCCATCACCCTGCCTTATATGTGCCATTGGGTGCTGTGCTTGAAAGACCCGCAGGACTTCTATGAGTTACTGCCGGGGTCTCGCATTGCGTTCATGCAGATGAGCACCTCAGAAGACCAAGCTAAGGAGGTTGTCTTCGGTGATATCAAAGCCAGAATCCAGCACTGCCAGTGGTTCGTCGAGAACTACCCCTACGACCCCAGCTTCAAAAACCAGATCCGCTTCGAAAAGGATATCTGGCTCATCCCCGGCAACAGTGCTGAGACTTCGTTTGAGGGGTATAACATCCTCGGGGGTATTCTCGACGAGGCTGACTCGCACAAGATAACCAAAGAGAAGGACTACGCGGAGCAGGGTTACGACACGATCAACAGTCGTATTGACTCACGGTTTGAGGATAGGGGCTTCCTCATCGTGATTGGTCAGATGAAATCCGCTACAGGCTTCGCTAAGAAGAAGTACGACGAGATGAGACTGGAGCCGAATGCTCACACCGTCCGTATGACGATTTGGGAGTCACGCGGCTGGGAAAGGTACTCAACGAACGGGAAGCGTGACTCATTCTGGTATGACACGAAGCGTAAACAGATTGTTCCTACACTTTCAGCTAATCTGATTCATGCTGACTCCGAGAACTTGATTGAGATTCCCAATGTCTTTCGCAAGAACTTCGAGAATAATCCAGAGAAGGCTCTACGTGACTTGGCTGGTATTCCGCCGGCATCTGGCGACACTTTTATCAGCCTCAGTTACAAACTCGAGGAAGCTGTGGATCGGTGGATCGAGCGACACGGACCCGTCTCGCCGGTGGACGAAGATCCAGTAAGGCCGCAGTTCGCGTCATGGTTCAAAGCCCAGGAGTCTCTGCGTCGAGCCATGCACCTAGACCTCGCATACTCGCCCGATGGCGATGCTCTCGGGCTGGCTATGGGTTATGTGAGCCACATGATAGAGATTGAGGGTGAAAAGAAGCCGTACATCGTCTTTGACTTCCTTCTTCGCATGGTCGCACCCGCTGGGCAAGAGATTTTGCTCCAAGGTGTGCGTCAGATGATCTATAATTTGAAGGATGACCGTCAGTTCAAGATTCGTAAGGCCACCATGGACGGCTTCCAGTCCACCGACACCAAGCAGCAGCTTCGTAAGCACCGAATCAACACCGAGATGCTTTCGGTGGATAAGAGCAAGCTACCTTATGAAGATCTGCGCGATGCTATCTACGAAGATAGGATCGAGTTCCCGCCGTACTGGACTTACCTCAAGAAGGGTGGCATCGAGAGGGTTCAGATAGCGGTCAAAGAACTCACCGAACTTGA